GGTTACACGGTTGCTTACAGCACCGATTTGTGCCCGAAGAGCAGCAGCCAACTTAGCATCTGCTTCGGTATAGAATGCAGTGATGTTATCAAGGCAATGATTTGTCAGAGCAAATACTTCATTACGAGTTGCATCAGCAGCAGGCTTAAGAGTGCCGTTAGGATAACCAGCAAGGCATCCATAGCGTGAATTGAGGTTTTGGATTGCCTGATATGCCCAGTCGGTAGGTTGTACATCCGAATAGGTAGCAGGAGCAGCAAGTACTGGAGCAGCAGTTGCGATAACGGCAGCACCAGCAAGAATTAAATTCAGTTTCATATAGAAAATGTTAGAGTATTAAAGTTGATTTTCTTTTGGGCAATCAAAAACCCAAGAACCACACATTCTCATTTCACCACCAAGAACTGATTGGGCATAAGACCCGTCTGGTGGTTTCTCCGAGTATCGTGGTTTAGGTATTATAACCTTTCCATCGTCCCCTGTCAAGCGTTCATATTCTGAGATTGCTCTGTCCACATCTCTATGAACTCTTCGATCCAAAAGAACTGGATCATTAATAATATAATCATTCAAAGGTTTTCCAGGTAGTTTTCTTTGAACTTGATCTACTATATCATAAATCTTCTCTTCTGGAATATGAGTACATTGAGATACTCCTGTCACCAAAGAAGTAAATACTACTCCGATGATTGCATATCTAAAAATAGTCTTTGGTTTCTTTCCAAATTCAAAATTAAATTCCATAACGTGGGGAGTGTAACTCCCAATATATATCAACCTGCTGCTGCTTCCTTACGGGCAGTCTTTTCAGCGGTGATTTCGTTACGACGTGCTTTTACAAGTTTTGCAATTTCTTGAAGTGCTTTGCGAGCACGAGTTCCTGCAGCACTATTTCCTGCAACAAACTTTTCGTCCTCAACTTGCCAATCTGCAACTGCATCTGTGAGTTGTTGTACTGTTTCCGACATAATGTTTCCTCTAATATAGGTATGTGTTTATATATGCAAGAAAGGGGGGTTTGATACCCCCCTTAACCAAATTAGACTTCTACTTGAATCAGTCGGTTAGCATAATCATGGGCATAAGAGGTTCGAGCACCATGAATACCCCAACCAATCCAACTATATGCATCGTTCATATAGGAATAAATTGAGCGACCATTTGTTTTCATACGGTCTTCAATTTTCTTCCATTGAACTTCCGTTGTTAGATAACGAAGTTGCGTATTAAGTGCTGATGGCGAACCACCAGACTTTCTAGCAAAATCACCCAATCCATGATAACGATTAGCAGATGTCCATTGAATCAAACCATAACCGCCGTAGCAGTTATAATATGACGTTTTACTACCACCTTCACAAATATTAGACTGGAATGTTGATTCCTGCTTAATATTGCCCAGAATAGTAGCAAGGGCGTTTTTATCTTTAATTCCAATGTCCTGGAAATAATCCAGAGCTACATTTTCATTTTCATTACACCCTTTACAAATTAACCTTTTCTCTTTTGACTTTTCGGGAGCAACCTCTTTGGTCGCTGTCTTTGATGTAGGCTCCTCTTGAATAATGGAAAATGGTGGAGGACCACTCAATGGTGGAGGAGGAAACACAAATGGCAGTGTTGCCGAACTGGTTGTAACCGATGCCAGAAGGGGCAAGGCTACTGTAAAGATGTTTTGCATTAAAGTTAATAGAATTCGACATCCGTATAGGTAAAGGAGAAGTTCCCACCCTCTCAGGGGGCATTACCCACGGCTCTAAAATCACATCAAAATCTCATGATGTCATCCCTGTGTTAGGGATCTCTCATAATAAGTTACTATTTAGATTTTGTCAAGTAAATCATAAATATTTCAACAACCCATTTCAACTTATGCCAAGGGAATGGAATACTCCAGATAGAGAGTGTTGGAACAGTCCTATTCATAAGATATTAAAGGCAATAGATAATCATACGGATTTTTACATAAAAACAGGAGATACTTGGCATGAAGAACAAGCCGAATATCTCCGTAAATATGTTTATAATTTAAAAGACTGGATACGCAGTCAAGAAAATTAGATTACATTACAACATCTTTTGTAATACATCTTACGATCATCCAATCCATTATAACCACCGTTGACTCTGAGAGTAACCTGCTCTACGGTTGGATTTGTATCACATAAGGTATTCATATCATTTTCCATCCACCAGAAACCAGCACTGGTAAACGGATAACGAGAAGCAACATATGCTACACCATCCATCACATCGGCATCCTTGATATAATTAGCAAATGCCTGATAGTTTGCTCTACCAGTCAATTGAATATAACCTGCACCCTTATACTTCTTACCATCACCAGATTGAGTATTGCCAAGATCATCACGACCTTCATAAGCATCACCTGATGCCAGTTCCAGGTTATATCTTCCACCACCAGACTCATGAGAAATCTGTGCTAGGAAGTGGCGAATACGAGCAGGAGTAGTAATATCAAAAGTCTTCAGGCACTTATTCAGTTCAACAATTTCTGTATCTTGAATAAGTGTAGTACTACATCCCCAAATGAATGCAAGTTCTTCTTTTGAAACAAGTTGCATACCATAAACTGGTGGTTTTGTTCTATAAAGTTTTGCAAACTCTTCAAGAATCTCAGGTGCTACATGCTTTTGAAGATACTCCCATGCTTTCAGTTGCTCTGGAGTATTCTTATTATACTTAATCGCATCTAAAAAGTTAATAGTCATGTGAAAATCCTTCCCCATCCATCGTTCCCATTTGGGCACCAACGAGCAACTAAATCTGACTTCTTATAGATAGCACCCTTACCGTTATAAACATCCCCAGTATAACCATCGTTGAGTGAACCATAAGGATCATTTACAACATAATCACCACCATCTGTCTTACCAACTACAACGACCATGTGGCCGCCAGTAGGATTAAACAAAGAACCTCTATGGAGAATGCCAATAACCACAGGTCGTCCAGCAGACAACTCACGATCAAGATCTGCGAAAGACAGATTATAACTAAACTCAGAACGGATACCGTAGTCAGATAATGCCTTTGTTTGCACTTCGTGATCTGTTGTATCACCGATTGAAAAGACTTTGCGAATATACGCATCATCTCCTTGTGCTCCCTTTAGTGTGCCTGGTTTAAAATACTGAAGGCACATCGCACAACTAGAACTATTACAAGTGCGCGATGCATCTGTATAATTATCAGTCTGTGGATAATAAGGAACATCTAAACGAATAGATGATTTTGGTTTTTCTATTTTGGTTCGGTAAATGCGAACCCAATTTGAAGATTCCTCCAATAAAGGAGAATCCTTCAAGTCAGATTCAAGTTGCTCTACTGCAGCAACATGTTTTGGATTTTTTTCGTCGTAATGCTTAAAAAAGTTATGAAGGTCTAGTGTCATTATGCTCTCCTATAAACTCTAATGAAAAAATATCATGATCTGGAATATTGGGATTCAACCATTCACTAAATTCAGATTGAATTGCATGGGCATTTTCAATATTTTCTGTAGATAGAGTATGAATTCGATCAACTGCCCAATCATACGATAATCGAAGTGTGGATTCAAGTGTAATCACTATATTTAGAAGTGTTGATGATTTTATTTTAGCATGGCGTAGAAATATTTGCAAGCATAAATAAAAATATAAGGAGGAAAGTATTTTTATGGAATGGAAATATAACGAAGAAGATTTTATTGAAGTTCCCAAAGAAATGGAAGGATTTGTTTATATGATAACAAATTTAACAAATAACAAAAAGTATATTGGCAAAAAACATTTTTGGACTCGTCAAAAAGATAGAAAAACTGGAAGGAGAAAAAAGAAAGAAAGTGATTGGAAAAATTATTATGGTTCTTGTGATGGATTAAAGGAAGATATTAATTTGATTGGAAAAGAATATTTTTTAAGAGAAATATTATACATATGTCCACATAAAAAATCTATGTCTTATTATGAAACTTATGAACAATTTAATCGAAATGTGTTAATGAGTGATGAATACTACAATACAAATATTGAGGGAAGATTTTTTGTAAGCGAAAGGGCAGGAATATATGAAGTTGTTCTAAGAAATGATAAGTTTAGAGAGGATAAAAGAAAACTTATGACTGGAGATAACAATCCAGCAAAAAGACCCGAAGTAAGAAAAAAATTGAGTGAAATGTTTCAAGGAGAAAATAATCCTATGTATGGAGCAAAACTTACGGAAGATCACAAAAATAAACTCCTCTCAGCAAGAAGAACATCAATAACCGATGGAGTAACTATTTGGGAAAGTATAGTTTCTTATACGAAAGACAATAAAATAGGATTCCAGAAATACAAACAAAGATTACGCGATGGAATTATTTGGATAATACCTTAAAGTAATCTTATAAGTCTTATAAGATATTATTAATCTTTAACACTAACAAAGCGATTCTAGACACATTTTAAGGTATTGTCAAGCCATTGATAAATATTCAATAAAGAGTTATACTAGAAATGTCAGTCTATGTTAGAAATCTTGTAATCAATGCGAGTGCAGATTTTAGTGAAACACTGGAGTTAACTAAAAGTGGCGATGATACTCCAGTAAACTTAACTGGATTTGGTGGTATGTCACATCTGAGAAAAACTCCAGAAAGTTCAACTTATGTTGGATTTGGAGTTTCCTTCGGATCTAGTGCAGATAGGGAAATGGGAAAAATAGTAATATC